GTTCTACATCAACCATTTGACCACCTAGTCTAAGGTTAATATAGTTCTCTATTTCTTGTCGCTTTTCTATTAGTGTGGCCATCTTAAAATCCTGTTACATGTATTTATTGTACATGCAACAGAATTGTGTCTGAGTTTATCCTTCCGTTTAATGCAATTTCCACACTCTTGATACCGTTTAAGAACTTACGTTTAGCGGCTTTACTGCTACCTGTAAACTCTGGCAGTTGTCTCTCGGGCTTACGTAGTGTTTTTTGAGTACTTAAATTAGTGTCGTAGCCAACTATTGTTGTACCTTTAACACCTAGTACACCCATGTGAGTATCAGCAACATACTTGCCTAACTTACGTGTCTTAACATTAAACACATAAAGCTCTGTAGCACCTATAACCGTTACAGGATCAACACTTGCAATCTTGTATGTTGTGTTGTCCTTGGCGTATTTCATTTTAGCAACCTGTTTTTGTTTGTTAGGTGCTTTCTTGACCCTAGCAACCTTGACAGCCTTCTTTGTTTTACTGTATGCGTCAATGTCTGCTAGTATTGCCTCTACAAACTCAAAGTATTTCTTATAATCCTTAGCCTGCCAGTGACTGTAACCTTCCTTAAGATCCTCGCAAGTACCTGCTTTGGCTTCTTGCCATTCTGCTAAACGTTCTATAAACGGTTCTGCAATGCCTTTAAGCATATTTTGTGGCACATTTTCTTTTTTAAAATACTCGAATGCTTTAGGATTTAGTTTAGTCTTATCACGTAACTGATCCTGCATTTCCTCAAAATAGCCTACGTGTTCATTAATTTTAAGTTTGATCCTATCTTGTATAGTTAACTGTGGGACTGTGTTTACTGTCTTTTGTTCTTGTTTAATTTCTGTTCTAGTACTACTAAACCTTACGAAGTATTCCTTTAACCCATCTTTCATATGTTTAAGTTGGGTTGCGTCTAATATCCAGCCAGATTCCCATGCTCTTGCAACTGCGCCGCAAGTTGTTGGTAACATGGAATCTGGACCCAAACTCACATCAGTTATCTGTTGTTTGGAATATTCTCCTGACTCTTGCATCCATTTAAGTACAACCTTTTTATTATCTTTGTGAGAATATTCATAATTAAAATGGTTGTACATCCTCAGAGATTCTAATCTGCGCTCAGACTCTGTCCACTTTGATTGTTCTTCCTCTGTATACCTTAAGTGTGCTTTCTTTTGTTTGGTTGTTTTGCCTTTCAACGCCATAGTATCCTCACCGGTTTAGTATTAGTTATCAATTAGTATACAACCACTCCTACCAGTTGTCAATCAGCTAAATATAGCAATAAGGACTAAAATAGTGCCCAGACTTAGTTTATGGAAAGACGGTAAGCATACCGCAGACTACAAATTTTTCGATCAAAACATTAATGAAATGTTTACTGTGGGCGGTGTGGGCATTAATGTACACAAGTATTTGGGTCCAAATGCGGCTAGTGGAGAGACTGGCGACCTAGCAGACGCAACTCAGCCAAAATACACAAATCAAAGTGAAAAAAACATACAGGACTTCTTGTTCCTAGAGAATAGAGACCGCAAGTATGATACTAGCATCTACAATATGCGTGGTGTCTACACTCCTGCAAGTCAGGACTTTGATCTAACACAGTTTGGTTTAATGAACGCTACAGATACAGTATTCATTACATTCCACTACAACGAAATGATTAATATACTAGGACGTAAGATCATGAACGGCGACGTCCTAGAGTTCCAAAACTTAGTAGACTATCATCCACTTGACGAGGATATACCTGCCACACTAAAACGCTACTATGTTGTACAAGATGCAACTAGGGACGCACAAGGGTTTAGTGCTAGTTGGTGGAGTCATTTATGGCGTTGTAAAGTTACTCCACTAGTAGACAGTCAAGAATACAAAGATATCATTAACAAGATCAATGCAAGTACTGATGAGGAGTATAATCCAGAAGGTACTGATACAAGTCTGTCAGAGTTACTAAGTCAATATAATAAAAATATTGAAATTAACGATGTTATTATCGCACAGGCAGAAGCAGAAGTTCCAGAATCTGGTTACGACACAAGTAGATTCTACGTTGTTCCTACAGACGAAAACGGTAAGGCACTTAATCCTAAGGGTAAAACTACTGATGACACAAGCCTAGTAGGCGACGATGCTATCAATAGCACAGACCTGACTCGTGTTACACCGAGACGTGATACACAGGGTTACTTGGTTGGCGATGGTCTAGCACCAAATGGCTTCCCAGTAAGTTCGGGTACTACATTCCCAACAAATCCTGTACAGGGAGATTTTGCATTACGTTTAGACTACAGACCAAATCGCTTGTTTAGATACGACGGAACACGTTGGGTTAAGGTTGAGGACGATGTTAGAACAAGTCTTACACCAGGTGCAAGCAATCAGACACAACGAAGTGGATTTGTTAATAACACTAATACATATACAACTGTTGACGGCAAGACTTATGATGAGCGTCAAGGCCTCAGCGATGTACTTACAGCAAAGGCAGATAACGAATAATGTCTCAAACATTTTTTTACGATGAACAGATACGTAGATTCTTACTACAGTTTATAAGAGTTTTATCAAACTTTGAAGTACAGTTTGGTAAAGATGAAGATGGTACCAGAGTACTACAACGAGTACCTGTACGTTACGGTGACGTAAACAGACAAGGTGCACAAATACTACGTGGTAACAGTGAAAACACTATGGCAAATGTGCCTATGATTAGTTGCTACATAAATGGGTTACAGTATGATAGAGCTCGTATACAGGAACCAAACTTTATTAGTAAGATTGGTGTAAGAGAACGTAAGTACGATCCAGACACCGACAGTTACTTAAACGTACAAGGTGATGCATTTACTATCGAACGTATGATGCCAGTGCCTTACAAGTTAACTCTTAAAGCAGATATTTGGACAAGTAACACCGATCAAAAACTACAACTACTAGAACAAATGCTAGTGTTGTTTAATCCCAGTTTAGAAATACAATCAACAGACAATTACGTCGACTGGACAAGTTTAAGTACAGTAAATTTAATTGACACACTTTGGACCAACAGAGCAATACCACAAGGTATAGATGATAACATAGACTTTGCAACGCTGACATTTGAAATACCTATCTTTATTAGTGCGCCTGCTAAAGTTAAGAAACTTGGTGTTATTGAAAGAATTGTTACTGGTATATGGGATATGCAAGGCGAGTTTGACCCTAGTTTGTTCCAAGATGTAGGCAATTTAATTACACGTAAACGAATAAGCCCACAAAACTATGGTGTGCTGTATTTGAATGGTCAGGCACAACTACTTAAATTAGAAGACACTATCGCAGAGTCTACAAGTAACATAGGGGATACTACTGTAACTAAAGTAGGCACTAGAGCAGATTGGCCCAGTTTTATTAACCTTTTTGGGGAAATAAGGCCCGGAGTTAGTCAAATTAGGCTTGAAACCGACGAAGATGGCACCGAAGTTGTAGGCACTGTAGCATTACACCCCACAGACGAGAGTTTGTTACTTGTTACAATAGATCAAGACACCATACCTACAAACGACATACGCCCTGTTAACGCTATTATAGACCCTGACAGAGTAGGTCCTAATAGCGGGCTAAGTACGCCTACAGCAGGAACAAGATACTTATTAACTAATCCAATTGGCAACTCAAATAATGTAGACGGTGCCGATGCTTGGAAAGGTTTGCTACCAGATTCTAGCACAGATGATCTCATAGCAGACAGAAACGACATTATCGAATACGATGGAGACATGTGGCGTGTTAGTTTTGATGCCAGTACGGAAGCAGGCACACACTATGTCAGCAACTTAAACACAAATTATCAATTTAAATGGACCGGCTCTGCTTGGGTTAGGTCTTATGAAGGTCAATACAAGGAGGGCTATTGGAGCCTCGCATTATAAACAGTTGTGGTGCATTAATAAGATCAATTAAAACCGGCAGGTACTTATTTTTGTTAAGAGACAAGTGTAGTTACGGCAACACTTGGGGACTTCCTGGTGGCAAATTTGAGAACGGTGAGTCCACTGTAGAAGCACTAGAACGTGAATGTGAAGAAGAATTAGGCAGTCCGCTAATCTATCAAAAGTTTATACCTATCGAGACATTCACAAGTGAAGATAAAAAGTTTGTATACCACACCGTACTACTAACGGTAGATCGAGAGTTCACTCCTACATTAAACGAAGAACATAAAGGGTATTGTTGGGTTTACATAGAAGATCATCCCAAACCTTTACATCCCGGCGTTTGGAAAACATTTAACTTTGATGTGGTCAAAGATAAATTAGATACTATGAATAAGGTATTATAAGTCTGCTTCTAATACAAAATCGTGTATTGTTATCTGACGCAAGTTTAAACAATAATTCCACTCTTCAGGAAATCTCGATATGCCACCTGCAACCCAAGCAAAGTCTACATCATCATAAGCATCGAATATTCGCTTCATTTGACCTTCCCATTTTTGACTTCTTGCAGGCGTGTCTGCTGTAGCGTAATGTGCTGTGCCTGCATAGACATTATTATTACTATGCTCGTTTTGATTATCGAATCCAAGTAGATAAATTTTTTGGTGTCCATCGAAACAGGCTAACCAAGTTGCTAAAGCACCTGCACACCAAGTGTGTCCGTAAGGGAATAAATGTAATACGCCAGGATGTGTTTTTACGTTACTTGCGTTGGACATTACTATATGTTTGTCAGCGTAGCCAGACTTTACTATCTCATTTATTAAGAAAGGATTAATACAAACAAGGAAGTCTGGACTCATATCTCTATACAAAGCATTACACCCATAACTTTGTAACCTTCTTTTCCCAAGGTGTCCGCCTGCATGTTGTTCTACCTTTTTAACATTAAGAGATTTTCTACTAGTTCCGTTCCCTATAATTACTGCATTTTTTGTATGCGCATTATTAACTAAAGTGTTAGGAACAAATATTCTGTTTTCAGTACGCTTGCCTTGATGCAGGACAAAGCCGTCAACTACAAACTCTCCCTCATAGTCGGTGCGATACAGTTTTTGCATTAGAGTCTTCCTACAACAACTTCAATAACGCCAACTTCCTCACTATCGTAGTTTTCTAATGCTTTTCCTATAACTGTTCCTATTTGAGGATTGTTACTGGCTACAGCAACACCTTCAATGTTACTGCTTACCATCATGTCGCCTTTGCTAATAGTACCCTTAACTTTTGTAGGCACTCGTCCAGTAAATGCTAGAGCAACAACAAACTCACCTGCGCAGTCTTTGTTCATTAATACACCTGGTGCTGTAGAAACTACTCCAGCAATCTTGTTGCTATCTGGTTGTCTGCTGGCTGTTACTTCGTGTTGACCACCAAATATTAAAACTGTACCTGGTTCGTACTGAGCGTCTGCAACATAATTCTCTGCCAAGTCAGCGTACCTAGCTGATGTTGCTGTTCCATCAAACAATGTTGCTGTTACTGTTCCAACTACTTCTAATTCAGTAGAAGGACTAGCCGTACCAATCCCTACGTTACCAGAAGAGTCGATACGCATGCGTTCTGTGTTATTAGTGCCAAAAATTAAATGGTCAGCATAATTATTCCATAGTTCAATAGAATTTGTATTATTAGCGTATCCAATACTTCCTGTAACTACCCCACCATCTTGAGATAATTCTATTCTAGCGTTATCAGTTTCAGTCGCATTATCTGAATCTGCTTCTAATGTTAATATTGCTGGACCAGTAGATTTTAAATGTAATAAAGAAGTAGGACTAGTCGTCCCAATACCTACTCTATTATTTGTAGAGTCTACATAGAGCGTGTCGGTGTCTACTGTTAATTCACCTGATACAGTTAGAGTACCTGCTGTTACATCACCTGATGTTGTAATAGCACCACCTGATCCAATTGTGACCACTGGAACACTATTGTAGGCTATTTTTACATCGTTGGATCCAACAGAACCAATCACCGAATCAGTGGCACCACCTTCAATGAAAGTAGAAGCACCGTCTGTTCTATCTAACACCAATAATGCGTTTGCACTGGTGTTTTCTATTTCTACTTGGTATGCTGGACTTGCTGTTCCAATACCGACTCTATTATTTGAAGCATTGACAAAAAGTGTGTTTGTATCAACTGTTAGATTACCAGATAATGTAGCAGTTCCTGTAATATTAATATTACCTGTACCTGTAATATCACTAGAGTTTAAATCTAAATCTCCGCCAAGTTGTGGTGTGGTGTCTTCTACAACGTTGCCAATACCTGCACCAGTGTTGTCAACAAAACTTAGTGTGCCGCTACCGTCTGTTTGCAATATTTGGTTAGCACTACCATCTGCTGTTGGAAAGGTATACGCATTGCTAAACTCAATAGCACTTCCTGATATGCTTTGCACTAAAGTCATATCGTTTGCAGTATATCCTGCGTCAATTGATGTTTGTTCACTGTCCTGCGTGGTGTTTACAGTAACATTGTCTAGTTGGCTACTTGCTCTAGGTATAACGTCTAAATCAACTGTTACAGTTCCATATAGACTACCACTGGAAATCTTTTGTATAGCAAAAATAAATCCTGCTGTTGTAGTTTCTTTTGTCCATAACTGAGGTTTAAAGTGTGCTGTACCGTTGTGTTGTTCTGTGTAGGTAATTGACCAATCTAGATCGGGAAGTGTGTTTGATCTTAGTGCCGCTATAAAGTTTATGGTCTGTATTGAACCAGCAGTTTGACACAAGATGCGTCCCGACACTTGATAGTTTTGAGAAGCCGCACTAGGAATGATTGTTACAATCTTTTGATATTCGTTTTGTTCAAAGTAACTGCCTGAAGCCGCACCAGTGTATAACTGGTTAAACTTCATCATGTTCGAAGTTGTATAACGCTGTTCTCTATTTTTAATTGTGTCTACTTGTAGATTACCGTTGGTAACTGTTAAATCGCCCTGAGTAACACCCGTTGCTGTTGTAGTTCCTACTACAAATTGCGCCGCTGATTCGTCCCATATTAGTACCGCATTATCTCCTGAGGAACCACGCTCGAATATAAATCCAACATCTGTGTCGTTAGCGCCTGTGTGATCGGAGTTTAACCGTATAACCGGATCGGTTATATTCGTTAAATCGAAGTTAATCTGCGCCGCTTTAGGTCGAGTTAATGCCATACTAAAAATAATCCTTTGTTTAGTATTTAGTCAAAATAAAAGGGAGAGCGTTTGCCCTCCCTCTTACCTACTACTTGTAGAAGTCTTACATCATTAATGCTAGAACTTCTATTACGCCTTCTCCTTCGCCTGAGAAATCTTCGATTGCTTTGCCTATAACTGTGCCTAACTTTGGATCTGCCTCAGCTCTTGCCATACCGTTGCCAGCTGATACCATTAAGTCACCTGCGCTAACAGGACCAACGACTTTACATGGAACTCGACCAGCCAACGCTAAAGGAGTACCTTCTTGTGAGCTGTTCATCAAGTGTGCTGGATCAGTAGAAACAATACCTGCAACCTTAGAACACATATCAACATCACATGGTGCAACTTTACCGTTACCAGCAAAGTGTACAACTGTGCCTGCTTCAATCTCTGTATCACTAGCGTACATCTCTGCCAAGTCAGCGTATTGTGCTGTTGTAGCAGTACCAGAGAATACTGAGGTTGTTAATGTGTTAGTACTTGGATTGTAGGTTAAGCCTGTATCAGACTCAAGTTCCTGTAGACCTGTAGCACCGTCAACAAATGTTAGATAACATGTTTCATTAGTTGAGTTGTTAGCGATAATGTTTGGTGTAACAGCCGCTGGAGTTGAACCATCGCTCTGTAATACCTCAAAATTACCACTGTTGTTCTTCAACTGCAATCCACCTAAGTGAATTGTTGAACCTGAAACATAAATTGCTCTAACTTGGTTACTTGCATCACCAATGTCAAAGTTGCCATCGCCATTTGGTACTAAGTGACCAGATGTGTTAAATGTCCAACGTAGGTTCTGTGCGCTCGAACCTGTTGAAATCGTAACACCTGTTGCATCTACTGCTTGAACAGCCTGATAACTGTCTGCACTTGCAATGTCAGTAATTGTTGTTGTGGTTGTTAACTTTCTAACCTCAATCTTATCACCTGATGCTGGTGCTTCAGTAAATGTTAGTGTTGTACCGCTAACACCATATGCAGTTACTGGCAACTGTAACACACCGTTAATTGCTACAATACATGAAGCAGTTGTTTGTGAGTCACTAAGTGTAAATGCTACTGTTGAGTCGTCACCATCAAATGTCTCACTAGCAATAACTGTAAACGCTGAGTCAGCAGTTTTCCATTCGCTATTTGCATAGTATTCCATCTTATATGTTGATGAGTTAATACGCAACATACCTTCAACACCTGTACCAGGACGCTGTGCTGTAGAACCAGTTGGGATAATCATCGAGTCTGTTGAGTTAATCTTAACCTTAGCACCAGTTGTTGCTGTTGCTGTACCAATATTAACTGTGTCAGTACCAGCATCAACGTGTAACAATGCTGTGTCAGTGTCGCCTTCAACAGTGAAGTCAACGTCTGCACCTGCATCGTTAACAGTAACCTTACCACCTGATGTTGCTGTGATGTCGTTACCGTCTAATGTGATGTTGTCAACAGCGATGTTACCTGTAACAGTTAATGTTGTACCATCAAATGTTAAGTTACCACTGTCTTCAATAGCACCTGAAGTACCTGCTAATACAACTCGACCTGCTGTTAAGTCACTAACAATAGCACTACCAGCAGTTAAGTCTGTACCGTCCCAGAGTAGTGTAGCACTGTCTTCTAGTGCGCCACTTGTACCTGCTGTTACGATTCTACCACTTGTTA